CAAAGGTATCTGTGGTATATCCTATAAAACTATTAGATGGTAAATTTTGTCCTATATAACCCATACTATCCTTTATCTGCTATCAACCACGTTTTGTATGCAGCTTTAACAGCGTCAGTCCACACAGCATTTGCTATTGCTTGAACCTCTGCGTCTTCACCAGATATATCAGTGTCAACCCATTTGTCATCAGCATCTATAGTGCCTGCATGTACGACATGTCTATTAAAAGAACGAGACAATTCTGTGTCGTCCTCTTTAATAACAGTAGCTGTACGTACTTGAACATGTTTATGTTCTCCGACTACCTCTACTTTATCTACTTCTATTGTTTTTGTTAGTGCCATAGTTTTCTCCTTTTAAATTATTATCCACCAATAGTATACGATCCAAAAAACATAAATGCACCATCACTTGTTAGTTCTGATGCTTGTAGATGTGAAACACCTGTTGTTGCGTCAAACATTTGCATTGCAACTGTAGATGAGTTTATCACGAAATAGCCTCCGGGAGATCTTCCAGCTGTAATGCTAAAACCATTAGCATATGGAATAGTCAAAGGACTATAATACCCTGCATTGTTTTGAACTGGAAATGGTAACCCTGTCAAAGTTATGTTGCCAGAATTACTGCTAGGAAAAGCAGTGGCTATGATATACCCTTTAATATAACATATATCATTAATCAATTGATATGTTCCAAGGTCATAAGTGCTGTTAACAGTTATTGCTCCTCCAGTTGCAGAAGACAATCCAATATCCCATGTTCCTTGTTCATAGTCAGTTAATTTTTCTGATATGTTTGCACCCACTGAACTGTTAGCAGTAGCTGCAAAACTGATGCCGTGTCCACTAGCAAGAACTACATCACCATCAGCAACGTTTAATCCTGAACTTAAAACTATTCCATTAGTTGGTATTGTAGCTGCCATCTTATGTAATCTCCATAATAGACAATGTACCTGATAACTTATCAGCTACAGAGCAATCTACTTTTATAACGTCTGTGGTCTCTAGAATAACTTTACTTGTACCTAAAACGTCTAGCGCTCCTCCCGCTGGTATTGGTGCATCTTTAATTAAGAATGACGTGCCGTTTGCAACGTTGTTTGCGCCATTTCTGTTTGCTGTGTCACTAACTAATTCTACTTCAGCAGTTACTGTAGAACCGCTTAAATTTGCTAATCGTAGTCCAACTATAACAGTCGTCGTGCTGCTGGGTACAGTGTACATGACGTACGCTGTGCCTGCAGAAGCTGGCTCTGCTGCGAATGATACTACTTTAAATGTGTTTGCCATTATTTTCTCCTATTATCCTAATGCAATAGCAAGAGCCGTAGCTCCGCCGTCAGTATACGTGCTTATGTCTGTCATAGCAACTTGTTTCATGGTTCCGTTGTCATTTACCACCACTCTATCGGCATCTGCCAATGTTGTGCCAGTGGCTGATGTGTCACCATCCATAATATTTAGTTCTGCTGCTGTGGAATCTACCGCAGCCAATTTAGTTAAATCTGCCTGTACTAAACCTGAAACGCCATCTAATAAATTTAGCTCTGCCGCTGTAGATGTTATAGCTGTGCCATTAATAGCCAGTTTAGCTGTTACAACATTAAAGGTTCCATTGTCTTCTATCCTGGCAACCTCTGTTCCGTCTCTTTGTTGAAATATAAGATCTTTGGCATCTACAATTGGTTTGATAATAACATCACTTGACGAGTTTGTAATTTTTAGAACTTCTGTGCCACCTGATTTAAAGCTCCAATCATTACCAGCAGCATCTAATATAATGTCTCCTGCTGAATCAATTAAAATATCTGTGTCATCATTAATAATAGAGTCAACTGCAATGCTACCTACGTTCGTTATATTGGCATCACCAAAAGAAGCACCTGCAGAAAATACTGATGCATCATCTGCTGTAATTTTACCGACATGTATATCTGCATAATCATTGATTGTAACATTACCAGCCGTGGTCCCCGCTTCTGTATTAGCTGCTACTGTTGCAAACTCATCAGCAGACTCATCCCAAATAAAACCTCTGTTTGCAGTATTGGAACTAGAACCGTCGCCTCGTGTTACGATAAAACCTTGGTCAACAGAAGTGCCAGTAGCACCTTGACCATACTTAACTAAAGGATCAGTAACAGTTAGGTTTGTTGTATTAACAGTTGATGTTGTGCCATTGACTGTAAAATTACCAGTTACTGTAAGTGCACCTGCAACAGCCAGGTCTTGTGACATGACAATGTCACCATCAGCTTCAATCTGTATTGCATCTTTATCTGATGATGAACCGATGAACGCGGCATCAGGAATAACAATGTCATGATTAAATACTGCTGTACCTGCATCAGACATATCTAGTGTCAATGCTGTAATTGCAGAACCACCATCGTTACCTTTAAATAAAATATCTTTGTCAGAAGTTGTCGATTTAATTACAAAGTCTGTAGACGAATTAGTAAACTCACCAAATGTAGTTCCGTCATCTTTTAAGAAAACGTCTCCACCATCTGCATCAAGAACAATATCTGTTGTTGCATTTAATGTGATTGTTGAGCCAGATGTTATTTCTGCAATGACAGGTGTAGTTAATGTTTTGTTTGTAAGAGTTGCAGTTGAAGCTGCTGATAATAGACGCGAGTCACCACCACTACTTGGTAATGTTAAAGTATTAGATGCAGACTCTGAGTGTGGTGCGCCAATAAGAGTTTGTGCGTGAGCATTACTAGACTCACAATAAAATAGTATTTTAGAAACATTACTACCACTATTTTTAAGGTCAATAATACCTGCTTCAATTCCTACTTGACCATCAATTAAAACAACTCCAGAACCTTTAGGAGTTAAGTTAAGGTTAATATTTGTGTCTCCACCTGTAGATGATATTGTTGGACCGCTGCCTGTTGCAGCATTAGTTACATCAATCTGGTTTACAGCAGATGATGTTGTTTGGAATATAATTTGTTCGTTGCCATTTTCGTCACCTATAAAGTGAGCGTCATCAATTAAAATATTAGCAGAGTTTGTATCAAGGTTGCCACCCAATTGAGGTGTTGTGTCTTCTACTACGTTTGATATAGCACTTGATGTTGCTAGTCCTGAAACAACTGTACTTCTTGAAATTTTCTTAAGACCACCACCTGAAGTATCTATTGCTAAAAGTACATCATCATTTGCAACTGTAGAAATTTCAGATAATGCACTAACAGCAGTAGAACTAAACTTAGAGCCATCTGCAATTAATAAATTACCAGAAGTATTTGTGCCTGTAGTAATGTCAGCACCAGCAATTGTAATGTTCCCGCTGCCATCTTCAAAGACAGCTTTACTAGCAGGTAGTGTACATATTACTGTTTTGTTTCCTGAAGAAAAGTTAACTGCGCTATCACTGTTAGAACTTGTAAGAACAGTTGTACGAGTAAGATCAGAACTGTCACCGTCTAGTGTGCCAAGACCAACTTCCCACTCATCAGCACTTTCATGAATAATAGCATAGTATGTTGTATTGGAATTACCGATACCTTGTGCAAACGTTTCAAAGCCAGTAGCTGCACCACCTAAGACTATTGCGTCGGTGCCTGTTGTGGTTGTGGTTTCTTTGACTCTATCGTTAAGGACTAATGCCATTTAAACCTCTAAGCCAATCTCAATATTGCTGTACTTGTTGAAGCCGACGGGAACTGAATAGTAAATGTTCCTGATGTCGTTGTAAAATTTCCGCCAAAATCTAAAACACAAACTGAATTGTTTGTTGGTGCACTACCATCAGAACGATAAATTTGTGCGTATCGTGCTGTAATTGTAGCTGATGTAAAAGATACATCGTCAAAATCTGCAAAAGCTGTTGTAGCAGAAGAGCCTCCTGTTACTGAAGCATTGGCTAGTGTGCCTCCGCCTGCTGCATATGTTCCTGTGTTTGCTTGTTCGTTTGTTGTGTTATATGCCGTTGGGTCTGATGCAGTTGCTGTTTTTGAAGAAGTGTATAAGGCTATTTTATAAGTAGCTCCACCATCAAAATCATGGTTTCCTTTTAACAACTCTTGTTTAAATACATTACTAATTACGTTTGCCATTTTTTTCTCCTTATGGGTTTACAGATGGAATTGGCATTCTTAGTGCCCCATCTCTATATTCGTCTCTTCTTCTTCTACCCATTTGTTCTGTTGCTAGTGTTTTAAGAGCAGCACCAAAAGATTGCTCATACATAGCTAACATATTATCAGGGCCTTTTAAGAATTTAAAAGCTTCTACTAAACATCCGTATAGTAAAGCGCGCGGAGCATTTGTGCTAACCCACGTCGTAGTATTACTTGAAGATAATGCTGTTGGCTGTGCATTATATGCAAGTTCCATAGTATATGCTGCATTTGGTGTAGGAGCAACAAGTATTGTATCGTTGTCCCAACTTGCGTAGTATTTTGGAATACCTGTGCTTGTTCTATTAGGCCAGTATTCGTTAATAAATGATTGATCTTTTTTCTGTAAAAATACACGTTCGTTATCAGTAAGTCCACCAAGAGAACCCGAAGAACTAAATATTGAAAGGCTGTTTGTAAACTCAAAAACAGAAGGCGTTGATCCAGGCATTGCAATAAATGGATCAGAGGATGTCATCACAGCAGACTTGTATTTTTTATATACGTCTAAATCAATCTCTCTAAATAAACGACTCTCTGTATGTTCAATAAAGTCATTAACAATAACATCTGTTAAAACATTACTATCTGTTTCTGTATACTCTCTTATCTGTACTACTAATTCTGCGTATGTTGTCATGCTACTATTGTTGCCGGTCCAGCGTAAGATCGGAAACCTCCTCCATTAATATTACCAGTTGTTGCAGTATCTGTCGATACTGTGAATGTGTAACTATCTGTGTCTACCACGGTTATTGTGTATCCAGCCGTTTTGTTTAAATTTGTTGCTGTAATTCCATCAAAACTAACAGCACCATAAAAACGAACTGTGTCATCTGATGAACGACCATGAGTTTTTTCTGTTACAGTTATTGTAGAAGAACTTGCAGATCCTGTTTTAAAAGAATTTGTTTGTAATAAATTAGGAACAGCTGTTTCTGTTCTATCAGATCTTGCATCGCGCAACGCTTGTGCGTCTGCTTTATGTGGTTGTGGTTCAAGTTGTGGGTGTTTTTCTTCAAACTCAGAAATGTGTACAAACGAACCATTCCATTCTTTAACCATTTCATTATACGGAAAAGCCATACCACTTCGATCGGATATAGCTTGTGCTTTTTTTCCTGATGCAAAATTAGACATGATAAGCCCTTGGTGTTATATGCGTACTTGTAGAAGAACCATCTTCCACTAGTGCACGGTTAAATTCATCTTCGTATATCATTTTCATTTGTTGAACCATTTCTGGTTTTTCTTTTTGTGCTAGATAATAAGCAAGTCCTGAAACCATACATGGAACAAATCTAAAAGGTACATCGCCTGCGTTTGTAAAGTCTCCAGCATCTTCTATTCTTTTTACAAAATATAAATGCGCTTCTGACGAAGCTGATGTTGAGTCAGGTGTTGGGTACAGACTAACTGTAACTCTATCAATAAAACGTTGAACATAATATTGAGTTGGTTGACCTGTTGTTAATTTATTTGCTAATGCAGAAAAAGTAGAACGATCAATTTTTGTTAGTGCCACATCTGTTTGTGTGGTTGTTGCTCTGTTTGTTCTAAATGTTGCTTCAAGAACGTCATCAATACCATAAATAGTAGAGTCAGTTTGTACTGTAGTTGCTTGAGCTCTATTAGAATCAGAAGTATCGTCTGCTGCACTTCTAAAGAAATGATATTCAGCCTGACCTTCAACAAGATTAATATTGGTTTCTTTTAGTTCCCAATAATGCAAACCTCTGTTGCCCCATTCTTGAAACATTATGTTTAAAGAACGTCTAGCAGATTTTAGTCTGTATCCATTTAAATCTTGTACACCAATACGTTCGTATGCTTCTTCTAATATCTCATCAATATAAAAAGTTTT